ACCCAGCTCATTGCTGACGGACTTGATGATTTGTAAAAAAACTTGACAATTCCAACTTTACATGTAAAATCTTTTAATACATAGACAGTTGCCCAGCGCAGGAGTGCAGAGCAACAACCGAACCGTTTGATTTAGCCGCAGGAGCGGCAATTAACCGCAGGAGCGGCAAACTACCTTTATTGGTGGTTTGCCGCTTTTTTTTTGCACAAACAAAGGAGAAACAAAATGAGTGTAATGCCGATCGGTGAGTTTAAAAACCGTGTAAAGGGCGATCTTGTCAAGGGCGTAATTGACACCATCCTGACCACAAATCCAATCCATTTTTTGATGCCGTGGACAAGCTACGCTGGTGACGGCGTGATCGTAAATGCGGAAAAAGCCATGGGTGATTCTGATTTTTACGGGCTTGACGCAGAGATTACGGCAAAAAATCCGAGCACCACCGAGCCGGCAACCCACACGGCTACCCGCATAATCGGCGACGCAGAACTGGACGGCAAACAGGTCGCAGAGTCAAAGAGTTCAAAAAATGAGCTCATGTCTATGGAGGTCGCCAGTAAGGCCAAGAGTGTAGGTTTTCAACTGCAACAGGGCATGGCCCGTGGCTCAGGCGTTGACCCTCAAATGAACTCTTTTCACACGCAGGTTGACCCTGGTCAATATATCGCCTCAACTGGCAATATCCTGCATGATCTTGACGCACTGGGGCAGCTTGTTGCCAGCAAAAGCGGTTTTGTTGATTTTTACATGCTCAATGGTGTGCAAATGCTCAAGCTCCGTGACGCTTACCGTGCTTCAGGTGGCGTGCCAATGATAGAGTTGACTTCTGGCAATCGCACCATCAAGGTCGTTGATTTTAACGGTGTTCCGTGCTTCACTAATAACTTTATTGAGCAGAGCGAAGCCGCTGGCGGGGCTGACCTTGTTTCGGGCAACTTTTCAAGCATTTACGCTGGTAACTTTGACGATGGGACACGGAAAACTGGCGTTTCTTTTATCCATCCTGAAGCGACCCCAGCAGGGATTGTAATCGAAAAGGTGGGCCTCAAGGAAACAAAAGATCAGGAAATTGTACGTGTCAAAATGTATGCAAACTTCTGTATCTTCAACCGTTTTGGTGCTGCTCGCCTCACCGATTGCGCAGCGTAAGGGGGATGGAATAAAATGGCAACATCTAAAAAAGTAACTCTTTATTTTCCAGGTCACCCTGGGTTTAATTGCGGTATGCCTTCTGCCTTTGGTCTGGCCCTCACTCCAGTCAAGGGCGGGGGCTACTCCGTTGAGGTTGACGCAGCACGGGCAAAGATTGAGCTTGCCCGTAAACATCCAGGACGGTTTATCAGCGCAGAAGAGTACAAGGCGCAGGCCAAGGCTGAGTAATGGACGTAACCGAGGGCGTAAACAGCTACGGCACTCTTGACGAATTTAAAGAGTACCTTAAGGGGCGGTATGGATCGGAGGTGGTCAACACCGTGCCGAGTCGTGCCGCTTTGCTGATTACAGCAGCCCGTGAGCTTGATCTTTTGATATGCGGGTCAAAGCCTGCCACCGCTACACAGGCTATGCTTTTTCCGGTGGCTGGTGGTTGCGGGTGCATCCCTCGTGCTGTCAAGGTGGCGCAGTTTGAGATCGCTATCAATCTGGCAACCATTGGCGGGGTGCCCGGATCGATTGCCTCGGAAAGTTCCGGACAGGAGGTTACGGAAATTAAGGCCGGGTCCGTTGGCCTCAAATTTGGTTCCAGCTCCACTAAGAGCGTGAGCAGAGCAAAGGGCAATCCACTGCTTACCGATAACGTTAAGGCGTTGCTGTCTCCGTATGGGCTTTGCGACACCGGCGGCGGAACAACCATTGTAAAGGTGTATCGTGGCTGATCCAGGCGAACTAGCTGCCAAGCTGATACAGGAAAATTTCCCAAAGTTTGGCAGTTTCCGGAAGGACGCTGTTTATCAGGTGACTGGTGATGATGTGGTTGACCCAGTGGCGGGCACCTCAACGCATACGATACTGGCCGAGTATCCTTTGATGCTGATTAGGGATGTTGCAACAGGGTCCCTGTTACAGGCGGCAGGCGTGGCAGACGATGACCCAGTTGTCAAAAAACTCAGAGTTGCAATATTCCCGGCTCTTGATCTACCCGTTAAGCCAAAAGACAGAGATTTTATAAAAATTGAGGGTGTGCGCTGGCTCGTACTTGGTGACAGCCCGGACCCTCAACCAGCTATCCACCAGCTTGTAATCAAGCCCTATGACAACGGTTAGCACAGGCGCAGAGCTTGCAGCAGAGTTGCAGCGGATAGGTCGTGAGTTTAAGCGGCAGGAGCTTGACAAGATACTCCCTAAACTTGCTCTTGATGGTTGGCGGTTTGCAGTAAAAAAGACACCAGTTGACACGGGCCTGCTCCGGTCAAACTGGTCAGTTGACAAAGCAGGGCGCACCACGGACACACGTAAAGGCGTAAAGGGCCGCAGGTATGGCGCACCGAAACAACCGGCAGTATCAGGCTTTAAATGGGGTGACAAGGTGACAATCTACAACAACACCGAGTACGCTCAGTTTGTTGATCCAAAACAGCCCATGGTAAGGCCAACATATTATTACTTACTGGCAAAGGCCAGAAGCCTTGCACAACGGGCAAATAGCAGGCGGTACTAATTAATGTTTTTCGACGTTGAAAGAGCTGTTGACACGGTTATCCAGGGAGGCTGGACAGATACGCCAGTTTTTTTTGATAACCAGACCCCGAAACCAACCCTCGGCAATCCGTACATTGACATTGAGGTCAACTGGTCAGACGGCAATCAAATAGGCATTAAAAAACACCGCCAATCAGGTTACATCGTGGTGAGCGTGTACACCAACAAAGGCGCTGAAACGGGCCTGAGCGGTCGCCTGCTTGACAAAATGGAACAACTTTTAATAACTGGGCCTTGGCCCTCTGGCTTGCGCCTTAACACCGCCCACGTTGAGCGGGTTGGAGAGCGTGAGTCTTGGTATCAGCGGGATTTGATTGTCCCGTTTGATTATGATTTTTGCAGATAAAGGAGACATACCATGTCCAGTGGAGCACAAAGCTATATAGCAATACACCCGGCTGACCCTCTTGCCCCTAATACCGTACCTGATGCAGCCGGAACAGGTGAGCGGGTAAATTTTACATCAGATTCTTTTGATGCTGGCGTTAAAACCCAGAAGTCTAAGCATGTTCGGCCTGACCGGATGCTCTCAGGGCTTACTCCTGTTGATAAAGACCTTAAAGGCGGGTTCGGCAATGAGTTCCATTTTGAGGCAGATATAGGCGACAAAATACTTGCCGCAGCGGTCTGGGGGGCTTGGCAGGATTTGGTTGTAGGCACACCAGGGGACGTAGACATTAGCGGCGCAAGTATCACCCTCGCAACAGTCACCCTTGACCTTACCGGGGCGGCTACTATCCCGGACAATATAAAGGCCGGGGTCACGGTGGAAGTTAAGGGCAGCGCAAGCAATGACGGACGTTATAGGCTCATGCCAGTTGACGGCGCACCAAACACTTACACCATGTCACCACCTCCGCAAGCAGACGAAACGCTGGGGGCTGGTGTTGTCCTGCATGGCCAGTGGCTTAAAAACAGTGATGTGTACAGCCCGTTTTTCATCGAGCGTGGTCACGTTGATGTTGACCAGTATTTTTGGTATCAGGGAATGGGTGTTGACACATGGAGTCTTACCGTGCCTGAGTCAGGGATGCTGACTTCGAAGCTGTCGATGGTAGGCTTTGATACTCAGATTAAGCAAGCCCCACGGTTTGATACTTATACACCGGAAACAGAAAACCCAGCCTTTGCAGGTGTTAAGAATATCAGGATTAACGGCATTGAGCTTCCGGCTTGCCAGATGCAGAAATTTACCATTGATGTAAAAAATAACCTCAAGGGCAAAAAAGGTGCGGCCGTGTTTGGCAACTGTGGTACTACAGCTCACCAGTTTGAGGTTGGCGGTAAGCTCACCATGTATTTTGCGGATGAGGTAAATTACAACCGACTTATCAATGGCACCGAGTTTGCTTATGGTTTTGATGTAGTAGATTCCTTGCACAACGTTTATACCTTTGACATGATGCGCTGCAAGATGGGGTCGGATAAAATAAATGTAACCTCTGTGGATGCTGATGTTTTTGACAATGCCTCGTTTGTTTCGCTGGCTGACAATGCAACCGGCTCCGCTATTATTATATCAAGATTTAAGGCGGCATAATGGATTTAAAAGACTGGAAAACTGACAAGGCAAAGGAGACCGGCGGTGTATGGGTGCCGGTTGGTGGAGATACTGAGTTCTTGGTGGCTCGTTCGACCTCACCACGGTACGAGGCTGTCCAAAATAAATGGATTAAAAAGCTATGTCCCATGGGGCAGGATGCCGACCCAGAAAAGTTCCAGGACGCAATATCTCACGCCATGGCAGAGGCTATTTTCCTTGGCTGGAAGCATTTAAAAATGGACGGTAAAGAGCTGAAATACTCGACTGAGGAAGCGTACAACGTGTTGTCGGGATACTTTGACGTTAAGGAACTTGTCGCCACCATTGCACAAGACCGCACAGTTTTTGCCCCGGATGCCGTTGCAAAAAAGTAGCTCCCTATGTCAAGTGGTGCCGGAAGCATGGGGAGCATTTAAGTTGGTACGACGACATGGCCAGCAAGGGTATCCATGTAAAAGCCCTTGACAGTCGGCCAAAACTTAGCACCGTTGAGCTGTTTTACAATGATCTGTTTGTCCTGTCTGGCGGGTCTACAGCCACGTTATTACAGCTCAATCAGCAGTTGTACCACATGGGACAAAATGAGCTGTACGATGCAATAATGGCCATTATGGCCATAAAAAACGAACTCACGGAAGAAGATGCCGACGATAATCAGCCTATCGCTTGACAGCAGCGGAGCAGTTACCGGGTTAAAGCAGTACGAATCCGAGACTCGACGTGCCGGAAACGCTCTTGATCGGCTGACAAACAGATCAAAAAAAGGTTTTTCAGGGCTTACCGGGCGGGTGAACTCTGCCTCCGCAGCCATGGCCAAAGCTGCCGGTATAATGACCGCTATCGTTGGGTCTGCCGCAGTAGGGGCCGCAGGATACCTTATCAAATCCGCTTCCGCTCTGGAAGAGGTGCAGGGAAAATTCGATGTTGTTTTTAAAGGCATGGGTAAAGATGCCGAGGGCTGGTCTAAGACTCTCAGGAAGAGTTACGGCCTGAGCGAGGTGGCCAGCAAAAAATATCTTGGTTCTATGCAGGATATTCTTGTCCCGATGGGCCTTGCGAGAACTGAAGCCGGGAAGATGTCCAACAAGTTTGTACAGCTTGCCGTTGACCTTGGCTCAATGAATGATGTCGGGACGGCTGATGTTATGGCCGATATTCAAAGTGCCACTGTGGGAAACTACGAGACCATGCGAAAATATGGGGTGGTACTGTCTGCTGCTGCTATCGAGCAAGAAATTCTTACTACCGGTATGGCGAACTCAAAAAAAGAGATCACCAACTCGATGAAAGCGCAGGCAACTTATAATCTAATGATCAAGTCGAGCCAAGACGCAATCGGAGACTATGCCAGGACACAAGGGAGCTTTGCCAACCAGCTCAGAAAGGCAAAGTCCAACCTTACCGATATGGCAACATCTATCGGCCAGCAGCTCCTCCCCATGGCGACCAAAGCCATTACCTCGTTTAATACATGGATCGGCAAACAGTCCAACTTTAACGCAGTTGTCAAGACCTCAATAGGCGTTATACAGGCACTTGTCAACGGGTTCAACGGGATTAGGATTGCCGCTCATGCCGCTATTGTCGTGGTGGCTGAAATTGCAAACTTTGGGGCGGCGGCTCTGACCACAATGCTTGACCCGCTGTCTCTTGTGCTTGACGGCCTCAAGGCAATCGGGATTGTTGACTATAACCCTGTAAAAGAGGGGTTATCCTCTCTCAGAAAATTCACACAGGATTTTGCTGATTCTGCGGTGCAAGGGCTTGGAGATGTATACGACTCAAGCCTCGAAATCTCAAAGGGGTTCGATCAGGCCAAAAAGAAATTTACCGAGACAGCTTCAACCATCACCAGCAAGACCCCAGAGGTCAAAGACAGTATTGCAGATATAGGCAAGGCCGCCGGTAAAACTGCCGGTGAGTTTGATAAAATGGCCAGTGCTGCAAAAAAGGCCGCTGATGGTGCCAAAAAGGTCAAGAGTGCTGGAATAAAAAAGGCAGGGAGCGAAGCCGGAAAGTCAAAAAAAGAAATGCTGCAACTCTCACAGGCGACAATGCGAGCCGCTGAACAAATGGAGCAAGCAGACAGGGCAGCCAAACGCCTCGCAGCCTCTGAACGTGCGGGGGCAACAGCCGCAAAGCTACACTCTGCCAGTCTCTACCAAGTGGGGGCCGCTGCTAAGACCATGGCAAAGGAAGAAACCAAGGCCGCAGTAGCAACAAAGAAAAACTCTCACACCATGTCTAGCGGGTTTGCTCACACCACTGAAGGGATTTTGGGTGCAGTAAAAGCGTTGCGGGTGATGAACAATTTGCTTGACGAAGCATCGAGGGTGCGGGGTGCGTCTGTTGATTCCTCATGGAATCAGGGGGCAAGAGACCGGCAGCTTAAAAGCAGGGCAGATCGGGAGCGGGCCTTATACGATGAGTTTATTGCCAAGGGCGGCAATCCAGGTGATTTCTATGGGGGCGGCTCAGGCTATCAAAATGATATGGACAGCCGTATGGGGCGCCTGAAAGATAGGATAAACAGAGGAAATCCAGGCGGGTCGAATCACGGCGGCAGCTCGACAATGACACCGGGCGGCACTGGCGGGAGCACTGTCCAAAACGTATACATCAACCAACGTGTATCTCGCAGCGACACGGTTAATATTGTGGCAGACTTGGCGCGAGAGGCGCAACGAGCATGATACTGGAGTATAACGGCAATGCCGTAACCATAACAACCAAGTATGACTACCCGCACACAAGGGAGATCGAAAAAGTCCAGGCTGTTGAGCGGTCAGGGGCGGGCCTCACCCATGTCGAGGACTACAACGTGCTTACCAACAGGTACACGTATAAATATTTTGAAATACCGACAGCTGAGTACGAACTACTTTTTAACTTTTTCAACGATCATGCTCGTGGCATGTACAACGTCTTTAACCTCACTGATGATTTTGGCGTGCAAAGGGCTGTCCGGTTTGTGCAGCCAAGGTTAAAATTTGCACTCGTTTTTAATGGCCTTTGGTCGGGCAGCTTTACGGTTGAGGCGCAAGGGAGTGGTGGCTGATGCTCACCTTACCGGCAGCACTCGCAACAGCGATAGGACATGACAGTTGCAGCCCCGTGATACTTGCAACCGTTACCATCGGCGGCGTTGAGCATTATCTAAGCGACACTATAGTCGGCACGGTTGACGGCCTTGCACATGATTACCTGCCTTTTGTCGAGTCGTGGGGAACTGTCTCCTGTCCCATGAGTATTGACAATATCGCCTACAACGGCAACCTTGCCCCGGGGTCAACATCTTTATCCCTTATCGTTGACAACACCTCTGTTAGTTTTATTACCTCTTGGATCAATGCCGGGGTCGAAAATACCCCTGTCTCGCTATACCTGTGGCACCATGGCCTTGCGGCCTCTGACATGGCCCTGATGGGCCGTTATGTTTGCCAAGATCCGATAGAACTTTCAGAATTATCGATGCTTTTTAAGGTCGATTTGGTGTCAGAGATCATGGCCAACGACGCTTATATAGGCAGCCAGGAGGCCCGAGGAAAAGGCTTGCCCTATGTGGTCGGAGAGGTCGCCGGAGTTGAGTTAGTGCCAGACCCGGACAACCTTACAATGGTTTACCTGGATGAGGATATTAACTTTGATCAACTGGGCGACATACGGGTTACCGGTGATGTCATGTCCCTCATGTCGGCTGGACAGTTGCGGTGCGATAGTGATTTATTTTCATACGATTCGAAAACCGGGAACACTGTCCATGTAGTCGGGAGGGCGGCCCTTAACCCCCCGCAGAGACCGCATAAGCGTGGTGCCGTGATGTACCAGGGCAATGTACCTGGTGGTTTTAGGTACAATGTGTCCTGTGGCCCTCTGCAAAATTTATCCGCAATAAAATATGACGGCGAGTCTCCGGGCGCAAATCCGGCAACATACACCGCCCACTTTGACGGGGAGGTCGTTTATGTTGACTTCGGGGGCGAGCCGCCTTATGCCGACATAAAGACCTCACACGCAGCCCCTATAGTCAAAGACAAGGAAACCCGCACCTTGTACGGTGGCTCGACTTACGAGCCGTACCTTGCAACCGTGGGATCTTACTCTGACCAGCCCAATATCAACAACGATCAGCCCTTTAGTGCTCACGTCACGTCTGTCGGCACGACAACAACACACGTTGAATATACGGTAACTGCCGACGCAGGTGTCAACTGTGCTGATTGCCCGTCGCCGTTGGGGCACGGCGAAATAGTCGCCAGCAGCAACGGGGACGTTGTACAATGCACATGCCACGCTTTACAAGGGGTAGCGTCGACAACGGGGCCGAGCTTGCTGACAAATCTCCAACTTGTAATTACCTACGGGGTGTGTAACGGACACGATGCACATTTCGGTGGTTCTATCGTGTGGAAAATGCACGAGCACGAGGGGACATTAGAGTCAGGCCCAATCGTTGACGGGGCGACGGGGACAGCCTCCTGGAGTGAGCAGGTCACAACATATGATATACCAGGTAGCTTTAAGAACGAAGACCTCGAAGTTTTTACTTTATACATAGGGATCGACGGCGAAACGGATGCGGTTAATGAGGCGGAAGCCAGAAACGGTATAGCGTCGGTTGTTGTTAAGTACGACACTGTCTCTGATGCCGGTGCCAAAGAGACAACAACTTGCACACTTGGATCGATCTATGGCGTTGACATGGCCGATCAGGGAAGTTTTGAGGATGCAAAACTTGAGCTTGACTACACGGTGACAACGGCCACCGAAGACAACGGCGAGATAACAAGGTCAATCGGCCTGTATCTTGATAGCGGCACAGGAAACAGGGTCGATGATGTGCGGATCGCCGGTGTTGGTAGCCTTATTGAAAACGACACCGGCACGCTGTCCGGGACGTTGCCAGTAGGCACTTGGGCGCAACTGCAGGACGCAAAATGTTACATAGATGTTGCGACCGAGCACACCGAAAATATTGCGCTTAACACACACATAGACTTTGTGGGTCTGCGGTGGATGATCACCTTAACCCCAATCGTGGCGCAGCCTGATTATATTGAGTATGTAACTCCCCGGAAAATTTGCATGACCGCAACGGCCACCACAGGGGCAAGTCCAACCCCTCCGGTCGTGGCAAAAAAATTACTTGACGATCTAGCACCAGCCGTGCAGGTAAATACGGCCTCATTTGCCGCCGCAGGCACCACGTATCAAAATAATGGTTACGTGCTCAATGGCTTGCTTGATAGCCGTCTAAAGATGCGTGATGCGCTCAAAACCGTCTTGTTTAATGGGTTGGGTGCGCTGTCGTACAAGGGCGGGGCCATTAAATTTATTGATGCGTGGCGTTTTGATGCCGCTTCGATCACTCCGACCATGGGCGTTGTCAAAGCCATAGGGCTAAACGGCTACCAATTAAGGTCTCGCAAAATAAAAAACCAGCCTGTATCGTCACTTCGAAACAGTATCAAGTGCACTCTTGCCATGCCCTCGTGCAGCGATGCCGCCCCGGATAATACGAGCCTTAACAATGCGGGATCAATCGCTAAATACGGCGAGCGTCAGGTAGATGTCCAGCTCGAACTGGTGTCAACCTTGGCGGTGGCAAACAAATACTGTGCTATCTATCTGGCGAGATTTGCGGCACCTGTGATGGTGCTTCGCCTCGACGTTTTTTTGGCAGCAGGGGCGAGCATTGAAAAGGGCGACAAGGTGTCTGTCCCATCGTATTTTGGATTTGATCGTGGGGTTATTGCGAATATTGGCTGGGAGATTGGGCAAGGCAAGACTGGCAAAATAAACACAGTCAATCTTGACCTTTTGGTCCCTGTGCAAGACCTTGATCCAGGTTCAGGCTCCGGTTCAGGTTCAGGTTCAGGTGACGTGTCTTAAATGCTTATTGTCTACCCAAACCGCACAAGTCGATTATGGGGCGATGAGTTGCGCTACTCGCTCCGTGCTCTGGACCGGTATTACGTTGGCGAGGTCGATCTCCTTATAATAGGCGACATCCCAAAATGGCTTACCGGTGCCGAGGTGATAACCACAAGCCACCTTGACACCACAGAGCAGACCAATGGCCGCAACGTGGAAATGTTGTGTAATATGCACAGCGGTGATTTTATCTGGTTTAATGATGATATTTATCTCCTTGATTTTTGTTCTGTAAACACGTTTAAGGCGGGGTGTGTGGTGCAAAACCTCAGAGACGTAAAAAACAGGCTGTACAACCGATGGGGCAAGCTACTCTGGCACACCAACGATCTTTTAAGACACAGATCGGCCTCAACATTTAACTACGAGTCACACAGCCCGTACTTGTTTAACGCTCGTATAATGCGTGAGGTTGCCAGGCAATACCCTATTTTTGATGGTAGGGCATTAATGGCCACCAGTTATTACAACACACACGAGCCGGAAAAAATAAGAGATTGCAGTGTGAGGCTGGGCATTTACAAGCAAGGGCAACCAGTCATGCAGAGACCATGCCATAAGTGGCTCAATCATAGTGATAGAGGATTTTCGAAAAATGTGGTAGAGTTTTTACAAAATAAGTTTCCGAAAAAATCAAGGTGGGAGCGGTGAAATGTTGGTAATTGGCGACAAGGTTGTTTTGCACATGCCCCGTTGTGGCGGTTCTTCCCTGCGCTGGGCGTTGGAAAAAGCAGGTCTAACCTATCGGTATTCCTGCGAACATGCGCCTTTTTGGTCGTTGCCGTTGCAGTATAAAAAACTTGAAAATGTTGGTGTGGTTCGGCATCCCTCCGAGTGGTACAGGAGCCTGTTTTATTATCAGTGCAGGCTTGGCCGTAATAGTTCCAGTGTTTTGGGGTATGTGTTGAGTAGCGGTTTTAAATCTGATGATTTTACGTCTTTTTATGCAAACGCACTTGACTTGCCGTCTTTTTTCGCAAACTCGAACAATCTGGAAATGCTCAAAAAGAGAATAAAGCATATCCAGATGAACAAATACACATGCTGGCAGGTTTTGAACTGGCCAGATGTCGAAGACCCCCTATCCGGAATAGCAGGGAAAACATTATACGAGCACTGGTACAACACGGTAGGTCTTGACCTTGCAGACAATATTTTTAGTTTGGAACAGGGGTTTGATTGGGTGCCTGATTTTTTTGGCAGGGAAATAAATATGCAGCACAGAAACGCTGGGAATGCCCCTTATTTTGATGTACGGGCAACCGTGGCAGACTTGCAACTATACAACAGGAGACCGGGGCAATGAGTAGATGTATAAAAGCTCTTATAGATGACATTGACAACAACCAAGCTGCAAAAACAGCCCTTGCCGGAATTGGGGACGAAATGTGGTCAAAGCTCAAGGCTGAATCTGAGCTTGATGCAACCAGAATATGGACGGAACATGCACCCCCCTCCGATTGGGACACGGTAAACGCAGGGGTTTTTATCTCTGCAAAAAACGCAGACGTAGGGTGCGTCAATCCTTGCAAGGCACTCAAGGAGGGTGACAAGTACCTCGTAATCAACTACAGCGCAGAGGCGGCTTATTTCTCCGCAACTGGCAATTTTCTTGGTTTTCTGCCTTACGGGACAGCCGGGCAGATAAGCATACCAGGTGGGTATTATGGTTGTTACGGGGCAGACCTCAACGCAGACAACACAAAGTTGGCGTTTGCCTGTTACGGCTATCACTTTGTCAGGTGTTTTGACCATGTAACTGGGGCCGTGCTTTGGACGTTTGGAGACGGGCATATCGGGCTACCAGCCGATGGCCAGTTGCGTAACCCTCGTGACTGTGCATGGCTCCCCAACGGCAACTTGCTTGTATCATGCGCTGCAGGTATCGGCACAGCCGGAAACACTGCAGGAGGGTACTTGCTGGAGCTTGACGGTGCAGACGGTCATTTTGTAGCTATCAAAGCAGAGACCACCACGGCCAATAAGGGGCGGGCCTCCAGGGGCGGTTGCTCGCTGCCTGGCAGTATGGCAATAGACAGGCTTACAAATACCATTTTTATTTGCAACGCCGGCACGGAAGAGGTTGCAGGCTACACCGTTGACGATCAGGGGGCTTTTGATTTTGCGGCGACTTACAAAAAACCAAGCGGTGTCAACGCCGATGCTGTCAACCCGCAGGCGGTCTGCATCTGCCCGGATAACGTAATAGCTGTTTACAGTGCGGGTATGCGGGCAATTGCTGGCATTGACCGCGCCAGCAAGCAAGTCAAGTGGGGTACTGGTATGCCGGGGTGGGACAATCGATCGCACCCTCTTAACCTGCCGCACGAGCTTGACAATGTGCATGGTCTGATCTGGGATGATACCCTAAACCGGCTCCTTGCTTGTGACTATGGCAATGTGCGCATAATGGGGCTTGCAACGTCAAACCATCACAAGATACAGTATCAAGTAACACCGCCTGTCGGTTATCGGCTCAAGGTCTATCCAAGAGGGTACGATCCAATCACCCACACCTTGACCGTGCCTGTCAACGAGGTTGAAAATATAAGTTATACTTGCGATCCGCAAAAAGCAGGGCATCTTGTCCTTGGCTGGGAGCGTGACTGCGCAGGTTAAAGAGGCTCCGTTGTGGAGTGGGGGCGGTATTTTAAAAGATCATGGAATGTCATCTTGAAAAATGAAAAACCTTGCCGCCCCCTTTTTTTATTGGGGGAATTATGAAGAAGATACCACTTTTATTTTTGGTTTTGTTGCTGGCCAGTGGATGCGTACAGTTTAAAGTACCGACTGGACAAACCGAGGATGTCATGTTGAATAAAGACGGCAAGCCTTATCAGGTAACAACCACACAAATACCTCTCGGTGACAGTCAGTATTACCACACCAGAACCCAACAGATAGTTGCCAGGGCAGCGGCAGCCTCAGACCAGACAAAGGCCACGTCGATAGCAGATATTACCAAGTATACAATGGAACACGCTAGTTCTAAAGCCGAGATGGTACTTGTCGGCGTGATCGGTAGCCAGACCATCCGGGATACTCCGTCCAGCATCGCACCAGCACTTAAAGCCATTGGTAAACGGCCAACAAGTGGGTATGACGCCTTTATTCATGGGATTGACAAACTCAGTGAAGGTATCCCTATTGTTTTCCGGGAGATCGAAGTTAATAAAACTATCAGGCACGCTCAAGACTCTGCGGGGAGCAGTCAAGTCACCAATGTGTCAGGTTCTGGAAACACTGTTGACACTGTTTCCAGAACCACTAAAGTTGATGTTAGAAATAATATCGCAACTCGTGGCGAAAACGCCGGGGTAACCGTGGACAATCAGCAGACCGCCGCAGGTTGTCCGACTGGCGACTGCGACAAAAAAGGCGATCAGCCAGAACCGGTACTGCCAAGCCCGGAGCCAAGGATGTGTACGGGGGAGCGTGGAAGCGTCCCTATTGACCACATTGACGAAGACGGTACAGCGTGGGTATCTGCGACTTGCAGTTGTGGAAGTTACCAAGCATACCATTGCAACATTTTTTAACAGGAGTAAATTATTATGGAATTACCAGAATTAAAACCGGGTTCGGAAAGCTCAGAATATGCGCTTGCAAAAAACATGATGATTGCCGGGCTGGTCTTGTCGGTAGCGTCCAGCTTGGGTAAAGTCCCATTTACTCCGGAGGCTTTGTCCGCATATCTCGCTAATATCGTGGCACAGGCTACAGAGTGGAGCAAAGCTCTAATGCCGTATGCTACGCTATTGCTTGGCATTTATACAGCTCACCGGCACAAACTCAAGTCAAAGCACATCGATGCACAAAAGGCTGTAGCCATTAAAAAGATCGAAACAGCAGCAACCACGGCGGCACTCGCCTTGTTTGCCTTGCTCTTTATGGTGCCTCAAATAGCCTCTGCCGGCCAACTATCTTTTGGCTGGACACCAAACGATCCCGGCGAAAAAGCGCAGTGGTATATGATTGTATATGGTGCCGAGGAAGCATCATTGACCGCTGGCTCTGTTGACTGCGACCTCCCTACAGTGCTTAATAACACAATGAGCTGCACCAAGGATTACCCCCGGACGGTACAAACTGCTTTGCTGTTGCGGCCTACAATGACAGCGGGATGGGGCCAAAAAGTAACGTGATATGCCTAGACCAGCTACCTGGCAAACCAGCAGCTTTTAAAGTCCTTATGTGGGGGCTGGCGAAATAATGCCACCTCTCCGCTATGAGCTTGCTATTCTCCTGGGTAAAAAATACAACTCGGTCAAGGAGGCAACAATGGCCGGGTTGCTTGAAAAAGGGAAGTCTCTTGTTGGTGACGATCTTTGGATAGCAAAACTTGAGCTTGGCATAGAGGGCGGCGGGACAATAATCAAAAATGTATCAGTGCATGAGCTGGAGGCACTGGCAAAACGAGGCGTTAAGATAGGGCAATGACAGACCAAGAGCGGCTGGAAATAATTGAGATTGTGCAGGCTGCCGTCAGGGAGGTTGTCAAGGAACAACGTAAAGACTTGTGGATCGACTCGCAGGTCCATTTTTTGGACCATGCCTTTGTGCAACGATGCAGGAGTAAGGCAGACACAATCGACCAAAACAGAGAGTTCGTCAAAGGTGCTCGTGCGGGATTTAGCATGGTCAAAACAACAACGGCCAAAACAGCGATAGCGGCGGCAGTCATGTTTTTTATAGGAGCCGTAGCCTTTTATTTTCGGCACGGTATGAAGCCGTGAAAATGTATCTTTTACAGTACCAAGGGATCGGGCCAACCTCAAGAATTATCGAGGCCGTAACTCGCTCCCCGTGGTCTCACAGTGCTGTTGCCTTTGCAAACCATGACAAAACCTTTACGCTGGTTGAGGCGTGGGGTTTTAAGGGCGTTTGTCGGATTAACCATGCCACAACTCTCATCGAGGCTGCAAGTGTTAACCATCGGGCAAATACAGTGGTTGACGTGTCAGTTTTTGACGTGTCAGAAAAAGATTATAACGACGCTCTGAACTTTGTCATGGCGCAGGTCGGGGCTAAATATGATTGGTCGCTTATCCTCAAGTTTCTAACCCGTAAACGTGGGGTGATTAGTGGTAAGTGGATTTGTTCGGAGCTGGCGCACAGGACTTTTAGACAGGCTGGGATAACGCTGCAAAATGCACGATCTACCGAAATGGCCCCTTACCATCTTGGCATTTCGCCGGTGAATACTAATTGGTTTAAGATCAGGACAATATAATGGGACTTGGATACAAGCAGGAAGAATTTAGCATCAAGCATGGATACCTATTGTTTTGGCTCAATTCGCACGGCTACAGGGTGCGCCAGAAGCATTTAATGCGCTGCCGGGACTGCAAGGTCGGGCGCAAAAACTCAGTCCACAAGGTGTCCCTTGCCGTTGATATAAGGATACTCTCAAAGCAAGTTGGGGCGGCTGGTAAAATCGTGGACGTAAAACCAGACGAAGAACTGAAAATATTGGCTCACGCTCACGATTACTGGGACAGACTGGGTGGGGCCAAGCGAATAAAAGGAGATTTAGGGCATTTTTCCATGTCGCACAACGGCATGAGATAACAGGCTTTTCCTCTCAGGGGCGCATTTTTTTAATGTTTCCCTTCTTTTTTACTTGCAAAGTACACCATATGGGGTATTATTAAACCATATCAAGATAACACCGGAGAGCAAAAAATGGCCCAAGGATTACAAAAAGAAGTTGCGGAAAGCGTCGGAATTTCGGCCCAGATGTTTAACGATATTTTAAAGGGACGGAAGCCCTGCCCGAAACATACAGCCCGGAAGTTAGAGGCTGAAATTGGTATCAATATCAGGGTTTGGCTGTTCGGGTCTGATACGGCTCGGGCTGCTTGTTGGCTCAATTATACAAAAAAAGTGAGGGGATGAAATGAAAATCCACGAAACCATAACGGTTATACAGAGGGTCATGCGGTCAGGTCGATCTTGCAGCCTTAAAATGCTCGGTGTCTGGTACAGTCATGTAAGCATCAAAGAGCTATCAGGATCAACGGTTGAGGCTGTAAGGCTTGACAATGGATTTCCGCTGTCGTTGTCACTGTATAGCATCGAAGACATGAGGTATTAACATGACAAGTCTTGAGTTGCAAGCGTGGAAACGATACGCAGACGTAAACGATTTTTCCCCAAGCGAAAGAATTAATGATCAGTTGTTTGATGCACTCCAGGGAACTCTCGGGTTTGAATTGTGCAAGTTTGAAGTGTCACTCCGCAGGTTTGGCCGGTCAATCATGGCAGGAATAAAAAAGGCGGTGAAGAGATGATTTATAACGTGCTGCCACATGAGCCATGGTACCTGGAATGGCGGGACATCTCACACATTCGCAAACTTGTGAACGCTCGCCGTGGCAGGTTGTCCCGCCCGTGTTTGCGGGTATTGATGGCAAGCATTGAGCACGGCACCGATATTGAAATAATGCCTAGTGAAGTCTTAAAGTGCTTTTTCGAGAGCACAGAGCTTGCTTGGAGGCTCTTGCAGTTTGAGGATATCGACGACGTAAAAGAATTGTGTCATTCCGTGCTCGATGCGGCAAAAATGTATAAAGAAACGACGTTCAACGAGAGGAAAGAGACGATAGAGAGGCATGATTACTTTGACGTGGAGCCTCTTGGCTAACGGTTGAAATAAGGGGAAACAAGCAAGCCTACCGGCAATCTTGGCACGAAGTGAACTGACAAGAGTTACTTGTTAGTTTGGCCTGAAAACAGCTGTGCTTGTTTTCCCTCTTGATTGCTTTGTTATCTTTCAATATTTATTTATTTTTTTGGAGAAACTGCATGAAAAAAATAGAGATGAACCTAAAACATAGATTATGTGAAATATTCTGCGTTATTT